CACCATCAAAAGCTGAACCTGTAGAAAGAATTGAGTCTCCCGCTGTCGTAGCAGAGACATCAACAGGTAATACATCTCTACCTGAACCACCAGCAGAGATTAATATTAGTGCAGCAACACCTACTCAAACACACAGCACAGCCGCTCCAGTCTTTAATAATGTATCGAGCGGTAAGGGAGGTTGGTTTGAAGGCACAACGTGGGGTTAAATACGTGGTATCCTCTCTAACGCTTTAACAATAAAGCGTAGTATCTTACTTCTAACGATTTCGGTTTCACCGAATCTAAAACAGTGAATGTGGTTAGAAGTACTTTCGTCGGTATCAAATGCACCTATAAGCTTATTGATACAGGTTTTGTTACCGATATCAGCTTGAAATGAGTCGCCACATAGGATGTATTTAGTATTGCGACCGAACCTAGTAAGAATAGTAATAGCTTCAGCCATATCTAGGTTTTGAAACTCGTCAACAATAACAACAGCATCGTTAAAAGTTAGACCTCTAACAAAGTTAACAGGAATTGCTTGTAAAACATTGTTAGAATTAAGGAGATTAAAGGTGCCTTCATCTGTAATCTCCTTTACCTTTTCAAGTAATGGTGCAGCATAAGGTGAAAACTTATCATCAACCTCTCCGGGTAGAGCTCCAATAGATCTAGAAGCAGATTCTACAACAGATCTAATATAGATGATTGATTTAATTTTCTGCTCTTTAAAAAGTTCAAGAGCTGCTAAAACAGATATATAACTCTTGCCGGTACCTGCAGGTCCATCCACAAACACCATATTAGTTTCATCTTGTCTTATACAATCATAAAAATTTTTATGAAGCTCATTAAAATGAAAAGGTTTCTTAATTTTGAAATTTAAGAACCAGTTCTGCTGTAAAGATGAACGTATCTCATTTACATCTTCCAACCCGTCACTTTTACGCTTACGCGCTACTTTACGAGACATATGTAAAAGTATTTATACTCATATAGGTATATAGCATATACAAAAAATAATTTTTATTTGAGATTGAAATTTAAATGAACTACATTACAATTAGTTAAAGTATGAATATTGACTGTGATAACGAAACTTTGTTTTTAAGTGATGACCTTATCTTCTATACTGTAGAAGGGGAAGGTAGACATATTGGTAAACCCTCTGTGTTTATGAGGATGTCAATGTGTAACCTTACTTGTATCGGGTTCGCATCTGCAGATTCACCTAATGGTTGTGATTCGTATGTGTCCTGGTCAGTTAAGAATAAGATGACCTTTACTGAAATTTTTAGTTATATGGAGAGTAGAGGTTATATCGATAAACTACAGGCTGGCGCTATTTGGAAGCTTACTGGCGGTGAACCTCTGATTCAGCAGAATCAATTACTTAAAATTTGTCAAGCGTTTAAGGAGAAGTATGGGTTCTTACCTCATATTGATTTTGAAACTAATGCTACTATAATGCCAAATCCTGGCTGGAGAAATTTTAAAGTTACTTTTACAACTTCACCTAAGCTAACTACTAACGGTGATCCAGAAGAAAAGACCTATAAACCAGATGTACTAAAATGGCATGTAAGAAACGGTTCAGATTTTAAATTTGTAATAAGTAAATCAGAAGATTTAGATGAAATTTATAGAAAATACATTAACCCTGATGGCGATATTGGTGTACCTACTACTAACGTCTGGTTTATGCCTTGTTGTGGCTCTAGAAATGAACATATTGAAAAAGCTCCAGCAGTAGTAGAATATGCTAAAGCAATGTGTGTAAACTTTAGTCCTCGTTTACATTTACTCGTCTGGGATCTTGCTTTAAAAGTTTAATTTATGAAACTATCAATACTACTTAACCTACTCAATCGATTAAAGATTGATCATTGGCAGACTGAAAGTCATGCAGAACATAAAGCTTTAGGTGAAGCATACGAAGAGCTTGATCCTCTTGTAGACAGACTAGTTGAAGTATATTACGGTCGAAATCCGTTATGGAGAAAAGTACAGCTACCTACAGTTTATGCTTTAAAGTTACCAGCTTACGATAAATATCTATTAGAAGTATATACAACTATTCGAAATGATCTTATGGAATACTTTAATAAATCCATTACTGCAAGTGATAGTGGTTCACTTAAAAATATTCAAGATGAAATCGAAGCCGCGTTAGATCAACTACTCTACAAATTAAGACAATCATGAAAAAAATTACTGCCACAGAGCTTAGACAAAGTGACCTCCTAAAACTTGTTTACAAGAAGACATTCCCAGATGGTGAATATAACATGCCTACATCTAAATGGCTAAAGGAAGAATATATTCCCTTTTATATTGGTGTTCTTAAAGAGCTAGATCTTTATGAATGGACTGAAAAATTTGACTGCGATAATTTCGCTAGTCTATTTAGAGCACTAGCTCATATCTCTCATCGAAAAAGTAATGGTATTAATGAAGGAATTACAGTAGCAGAGATTCATTATACAGCTGCTGGAACTAATGGAGTATACGGTGACCATGCTATTAACATGGCATATACCGACGAAGGATGGGTCTTTATTGAACCTCAAAACGGTTCTATGAAAAAATTAACTGAAGCAGAACAAAAATCTATTTTTTATGTACACATGTAACCTCACTCTAGCAGCTACTTTATTGTTAGTAAGCTGTGAATCACCGAAATTTAACAATAAAGTGCCAAATAGTGGAAAACCAATTCCAACTTACAAAACCGACGTAATTAAGACAGAATTTCCAAAAGTGAAATACGTTGAATAACGGTTGATTTATCAATAAGATATATTAAATTTATTCATGAGAATCGCGATATCTGGCTGCCAAAATACAGGTAAAACAACCCTGATTACTAACATACTTCAAGTATGGCCTCAGTATGTAACACCAGAAAAAACATATCGCGATTTAATTAAAGATAAACAACTACCTCACTCATCGCTCGCTTCAAAAGATACTCAGTTAGACATACTAAGTTTCATGATAGAGCAGATGGGTGATTATAATAAGGATAGTAAGGTAGTTTACGATCGATGCCCTATTGATAACCTAGTTTATACACTATGGTGTCATGATAAAGGCATCGATGGGTTTGATAAAACCTTTGTTGATCAAACCATCTCTTTAGTTAAAGAATCAATGAGATCATTGGATATTATCTTCTTATTGAGGTATGATGGATCCATTAAGATTGTGGACGATGGGTTAAGAGATACAAATCTAGAGTATATTAAAGAAATTGATAATATTTTCGATGTACTCTATCAACAATATTATCATAATATTGAGTCAGATATCTTCTTTCCAAAAGACGACTCACCTTGCATTATACCATTACCTGCTAGTGGTCAGCAGCGTATTAATATTATATCTGAGTACTTAACACCAAGTGGTGAGTTGTATGGTGATGAAGAGTCTATATTTAACCCTAATAAATTGACTGAACTAGAAGCTCTTGTACAGCAACAAAAGCACGCACTAGAGATGGAACAAAAAGAGCGTGCGATGTATGAGAAATTTAAAATCTAATTAGATTGTTCTAAATTGACCACTTACAAGGTAGTTATTAGTGCCAATCCAGTAAACCTCATTTGCGCTGTAAGCAGATAACGTCACACCAGCTGTTGATCCGTTAATACTAACGCCAGTCCCAGGTATAATATCAACTGATCCAGAACCTGCTCTTAATATTTTAGTGTAAAAGTTAGTAGGTAGGTTTGCAGGTATAGTATATATTACCTTATTATCAAAAAGGGTTAAACCAACTATAGAGGTTGTATTAGTCGATATAAAGACCTGATTATTGTTTGTAGTGTCTAAAGTTTTATTAACGGTATTTGATATATAAACTGGGGATAATTTATTCTCCAAGTCTATTAAATCTGTACTAAGGGTCTGTGTATCAGTTTGTAAGTTATCAATAGTGGACTCAAAGGTGGTATTCTGTAAGGTAATAAAAAAGTCCTGATAATCAATAATACTAGTACCGTCTGGTGTCTCAACTATCAAGAAGTCACCGTTATTGATATCATTAATCGACGGAAGCTCCTTTATGTTGACATAAAGACTATTTGTTGTGGTACTAGCCATATATTTTATTTATTTATGTAGATTGATTTATACAAGTTATACATTAATTTAATGTATGAGGATAGGCGTGGGAATTATTACTTGCAATAGACAAGACTACTTAACTAACTTACTTACGTCTATAAAAGAGTGTGAGGTTATCAACGAGCTCGTTATTGTTAACGACGGTAAACATTTCGAGTCTTTAGAATTCGAAAAACCATATAGCTACTTGCTTAATGAAACTAATCTCGGCGTAGCAAAGTCTAAAAATAAAGCTATGCGACATCTGCTAAATAAAGGTTGTGATTATATCTTTATTATAGAAGATGACATGGTTATACTAGATAATTCTATTTTTAATAGATATATTGAAGCTCACAAAGCAAGCGGAATACACCACTTTAACTATGGTCCTGGATCGCCATTTAACCGTAAGCAGGTAATTAAAGACTTCGACTTACACAATAGACACTTATTGGATCAGGGTACGGAGCCCAATCCAAAATTAGTAGTAGACTATAATACAGCTAAAGTCTCACTATTTGAGCATACCGTTGCGATGTTTTCTTTCTTTACTAAAGATGTACTAGAAGAGGTTGGATTAATTGATGAAAATTACTATAATGCTTGGGAGCATGTAGATCATACATACTGTATTATTAAAGCAGGATACCATCCTCCTTTCTGGTGGTTTGCTGACCTGTACGACAGTCACAAATACATAACAGAAGCTCCTAACGCAATTAATAACTCATCTATAGCTAATAACAAAGAACAATGGGAGAAGAATGTATATTCTGGTCGTGAAGTATACAAGAAAAAACACGGACATTATCCAAATCAACCACCATTTGTAACTAAAGAAAGTGTAATACAAGCCCTACGCCAAATTAAACATAAACAAGATGCAAGAATTTAAAATAGAATCCGAAGATCCAATCGTGCACTGGCCAGATATAAACGTACAAAATAAAAACGTTTTAGATCTTGGGTGTGGTCGCTGGGACGAAACCGATCAAGCTAAAATGACTCCTATTTACCTTTTATCACAAGGAGCTAAAAGTCTAGTAGGTATTGATTCTTCTATAGAAGAAGTTAAATATTTTCGTTCACTAAATTTACCTAACGCCAATTTCTTTGCTGAAAACATTAAAGATAGCTCTTTAGTTAAACTTATAATAAAGCAAAATAATATAAATGCTATTAAAAGTGATATAGAAGGAAGAGAACTACTGTTTTTAGATTTTACACCTGAAGACGTATCTAATATTACATCTTTATATATAGAATATCACGGTCATTATGTAAAGAATTTATTAATTCCAAAAATTACCAATCTTGGCTTTACTATTACAAAAATTGGTCATCTATGGATTGATGGCTTTGGTGTTCTTTTTTGCGAAAAATAATATGAAAAATATACATTTAAAGGTCTTCTTTCACGAAGGAGGATTTTTTTCAAACTTTAATAAAGTCGCTACATTTCTCGCTCTAACTACAGATAACGTAGTTAAGATAACATGGAATTTACAAGGTCAACCTTACGGGGCATTTGCTTACAATTGTGGAGAGGTTTTTGGTAAGTTGTTCGAAGAATATGATACCGGAGAGTTCATACACGAAATTTGCGAATTAAAAGTATATACAAATACTGAATACACAGGTAAAGAAGCCTTTAATAAATATCAACAAACTGAGTGGAGAAATAACTTTAATAAAATATTAAAATATTTTAAACCAACTGATTTGCTGAGACCATACATAGATTCTATAGAACACAAATATATCTTTACGTCTGGTAAAGTTAATTTAATAGGTATATTAAAAAGAAACAATAGACTAAAGTGTGAGCAGCCAGACAACGTCTTACCTGAACTTTCTAATTATTTTGAAAAAATAGATAAACTTAAAGATGAAAATACATACTTGTATCTAGCTGTAGATAATCTTTATGATATTAATTCATTTATTGAACGATATAAAAAATGCATTTATAATCCTAAATCTAGAAGAACTAATTTTTATACAGATGAAGAACCTCACTTTACACCTGGGTCAGTAGATGATGCTATTGCCACGTACATGGAAGTATTCACTCTTTCGAAATGTAAAGAATTTATACACCCAGTGTCAAATATGGCTACAGCAGTCATGTACTTTAATCCTAACATTAAAACAAACTACATATGAAAATAGCTATCCTAGTACCTTCGCGAGAGAGAATGAATAAACGATTAACTCTTATTGCCTCTATTTTAACAACCGTTAAAGATATAAATAATGTAACTCTATATTTAGGTGTTGATGAAGATGATCCAACATTACACTTAGCTGAAAAAATTAGTGAAGCTATACCGTTTGTAAAAATTATTAAGATACAAAATAACGGACAGTTTGTTGGTTTAGGTAAATTGTGGAATATATTGACTAAAGAATCTACAGAAGATATTATTTCGATGATAGGTGATGATATGGTATTCAGGACGCAAAATTGGGATGAGGAAATTATAAATGAATTTAAGAACGGACCTGCAGATAATATTAAAGCTATACACTGTAATGATAATTATCACGGTGCGAAGTTAGCAGTTAATCTATTCTGTCATAGAAAGTTTGTTGAAGTAATGGGACAATTTATGAGAGAAGAATTTAAAATAAACTGGGTAGATCAGTGGCTCCATCAAGTTTTTAGTGCGTTTAACAGACTAAAATATAGAGGTGATATTATGATTGAGCACATGCACTGGGTAATAGGTAAATCATCACATGATAATACTGCAACGCGTATGGCGATTGCAGATAAAGATAAAATTAGTGATAAATTATGGTTTAATCTAGTACAAGAGCGTATAGCTGACACTAAAAACCTATCACGTTATTTAAAAATAACGCCAGACTGGACTAAGGTAGATACTCAAGGAGGTACTATCTAATGGGTGAGATTAATACCCATGATGAGTTTGGTAGTGAGATAATTAAAACAGTTGAAAAGTATAATTTAAATACTATTTTAGAGATTGGATCGTGGGACGGTACAGGTTCTACTAGCTGTTTTATTCACGCTCTTAAGAAATTACCTGGAGAGAAAAAACTAACATGTTTAGAAGTTAATACAGATAGATATAATCAATTAGTTGACAATACTAAGCAATATGACTGGGTAGAATGTCATAATAATACCTCTATATCTTACGATCAGTTACTCGAAAAAGACTTTAATAATATCTGGCATTCAAACTATAACGGTATACTTATAAACCCTGCACCTCCAACAAAGATACAGGCTGAAGGTTGGTTCAATGAAGATGTAGAGAATATTAAGAAATTTAATACGTCTTTTCTTATGGATGATACAGCTTTTTACGAAGGGGTATTAATTGACGGTGGAGAGTTTTTTGGTTATAGTGAATATAAGATATTAAAAGATAGAACTAATGTATTATTTTTAGATGATTATTTTTATGCGAATAAAACTAATCGCGCCGCACGAGAGCTACTTCAAGATGAAGAATGGGTTGCAATTGCAGGTAACAGAAACGTTCGTAACGGATACGCTATCTTTAAACGGAGAATATTTATTAATAAACTTTGAAAACAATTGGAATAATACAACCAGGTAGACTAGGTGATATAATTTTATGTCTGCCTATCGCAAAATATTACTATGATCAAGGATATAAAGTTATTTGGCCTATTTTCTCTCAATATATTAATATGTTTGAAGAGGTGGTAGATTATGTTGAATTTATAGCTGTTACAGGTAATATTTATACATGTGTTAGTGAAGCTAAGCACAAGACAATTAATTGTACTAAAATATTAGATATAGCAGCTACATTTCCTGATAGTACGTGTACAGATCGTTATGTTGAGATGGGTGACGGTTTAGGCGAAATAAAGGCCGATCACTTTAAGTATATAGTAAGTGAGGTCCCTATAAAGCATAAATGGAATCTTTCTATTAAAAGAAACAGCGTCGCAGAAGATAATCTCTATAATCAATACGTCACACAACCTGATTATGTAGTGGGCTGCTTGACATCGTCGCAAGGTAAGTTAGATATAAAATTTGATACGAAGGGGAGACAGTTTATAGAAATGAATGAAAAACATAGTATTTTTCATTGGTTAAAAATACTTGAGAATGCTAAAGTTTTAGCACTAGTAAACAGCAGTGTTTCAAACTTAGTAGAAATGTTAAATTTTACAACTAAAAAAATACTTTTACCTCGTCAAGATGGCAGACTACCTACGTTAAAAAATGAATGGCAGAATATTTACCCTTGCAATAAGGTGTATTAATAGCATAATATTATTATGCAGCGTATCGCTTTTACCATAATATACAATGGAGATCATCATCTCAAACATAATAATTATTCTAGCTTCATACCTCAAAATTTTGATCACTGGGTTATTATTGAAGGGGCGTCACTACCTACAGGATCTACTTCGTGGTGTAAAAATATTTTCACAGAGAGTGGGTCAGAAGATAATACAATAAATGCTATTCAAGAATTAACTCAAGAATATAAAAACATTACTTATGTTCCACGTAATAATAATGAATTTTGGCCTAATAAAGATGAACAAGTAAATGCAGGTATAAAAATTCTTCAAGATTATTTAACTAAAAATAATCTTGAAGAATGCTTCCTTTGGCAGATAGATATTGATGAGCAGTGGTCAGCAGAACAATTAAAACAAGCAGAATCAGAGCTAATTGAGCATAAAGGTAAAACGGGATGCTTTCTTTGTAATTATTTTGTAGGTCCAGGTCTAGTAGCTGTAGGGCAATGGGGTGAGGGCCGGTCAGGTCCGTATAGAAGATTATGGCATTGGAAAGGTGAGTTATTCAAGACACACGAACCACCAGTGCTTGAAGGTAAAAATGGTCCTGGTCTACTGCTTAATCCGAAATTCAATCACTACTCTTATTTCTTCGAGAAGGATGTAATTTTTAAAGAGAAATTTTATGGTTACGTAAACTTAGTTAATAACTGGAAAAAACTTCAAACAATAGAAGATAATAAGGTTCATATATCTTCTCTTCTAGATAAATTTACAAATCACTGGGCAAACACTGACACATTTATTATTAAACTTAAAAATGAAAGCAGCAATACTAACGCATCTTAATCAACCTCTATCTGTTGAAGATATTGAACTTACACCACTTGATGTAGGTCAAGTTCTCGTAAGAGTTTTAATGAGTGGAATCTGCGGAGCTCAACTTCAAGAAATTAGAGGTGAAAAGAATAATGAAAAATTTCTTCCACATCTATTAGGACATGAAGGATGTGGTATCGTTGAAGATATAGGAGTAGGTATTACAAAAGTTAAGAGAGGTGATAAAGTCATAATGCATTGGCGTAAGGGTCAAGGTATTGAATCACCATTTCCGAGATATGTGTATAAAGGTAAAAATATTTCTGGTGGTAAGGTCACTACATTGAGTGAATATTCTATTGCTTCTGAAAATCGATTAACTGTAGTAGATAACGATACTCCTGAAGAACTATGTGCTCTTTTGGGATGTGGCTTATCTACTGCATTAGGTGTTGTTAATTATGATGCAAATATAAAGTTCGGTGAAAATGTATTAATATTAGGATGCGGCGGTATTGGCATTAATCTTTTGTTAGGTTGCAAACTAGCTAATTGTGGAAAAGCTTATATAATTGACCGTGAATTAAGTAAAAAACAGTTAGCTGAAGCTAATAATGGTGTATTTGTTAGTAGTTTATCTGAAATAATAGGCAAGGTAGATTGTATTATCGATACTGTAGGTTGTATGGCACTATTGACAGAGAGCTTACCTTACCTTTCTGATTACGGTAGAGCTATCTTAGTATGTCAACCTAAAAAAGAGACAAGTCTTTACTTTACCAATCCGATTAATTTCTTTGCTGGAGAAGGTCAAACAATTCGTGCAACACAAGGAGGGAGTATTTTACCAGATCGTGACTTTAAACGGTATATAGAATTATACAAGCAAGGTAAGATTAATCTCAACAATATTGTGACACATACTATGACCCTAGAAGATGTAAATGAAGGTATTGAACTAGTAAAATCAGGTAAAGCAGGCAGAGTTTTAATTAAATTTAATAATATTAGTAATTGATTTTTTAAAAATCGACATAAACTTAGTATATGAGAAAAAACTGGATAAAACAGGAACTTATTGATTTTGAGAATAGAATAGGAGATCTTTATCTAGATAATAAACTACCTTTTTTATTCCATCTCTCAGGAGGTAATGAAGATCAACTAATTGATATTTTTAAAGATATCAAAGATGGAGACTATGTTATTTCGAATCATAGAAGTCACTATCATGCATTACTGCATGGTATACCACCTGAGACAGTAGAGCAACATATCTTAGAAGGTAGAAGTATGTTTATCTATGATAGAGATCGTAATTTCTTTTGTTCTGCTATTATTGGTGCTACACCTGCTATCGCTGCTGGTATAGCATGGGCACTCAAACGTAAAGGTTCTAAGCAACGAGTCTGGTGCTTTATCGGTGATGGTACAGAAGATTCAGGTCACACATACGAAGCTGTTAGATACGTAGATGGTTGGGATTTACCATGTACCTTCGTTATCGAAAATAACGATAGATCTGTTGAAACTACTAATTCTGAAAGATGGGGAACTGAAGGAGATTATAAATGGATATCACCAAATGTATTAAAATATTATTATAATATTACATACCCGCACGCACGTAAGCCAGGTATGATTGACTTATCAAAAGCTATAAGAAAAACAGATGAAGAGTACTTTCCTCTACTTAAAGATATTGAATATACTAACCTTATTAAAGAAGTAGAAGATAGTATTTCATATAAAGATGCCATTAATCTCTCAATGAAAGAATTAGGAGATGCAGGAGCTATTTTTATTGGATATAATGTATTAAGAGGCGATGCTATGGGAACTTTAAAAGGTATTGATGATAGTCAAAAACTTGAAACTCCGGTAGCTGAAAATTTAATGACAGGACTTGCTATTGGAATGTCTTTTGAGAATTTTTTACCTGTTATTTACTTTGAACGACATGACTTTATGCTTGTTGCTTTAGATGCTATCGGTAATCATATTGATAAAATTGAGCGTATATCACATGGAGAATATAAGGTACCAATAATAATAAGAGCAGTAACTGCAGACGGAGGTCCATTCTACTCTGGACCAACTCATTCACAAGATTTTACTAATGTATTAAAGGAGTTAGTAAGCTTTCCGGTAATTGATCCCACTTTAGGTAAAGAAGCACTCAATGCATTTAGAAATGCAAAACAGAGCGGTAGACCAGCTATTATTATAGAGAGAAAAAGTAGATATTAATTATTAAATGAAAAAAGAAATTCTTGTAATAGGTGATAGCTGTATAGATATTTTTGTACATTGTAATTGTACAAAAATATGCCCTGAAGCACCTGTACCATTGTTAGAGATTGAAAAACAAATTGAAAACGGTGGTATGGCTATGAATGTATATAATAACATACTTAGTTTAGGTACAGATTGTGATATTGTCACAAATAATAATTGGAAAAATATTAAAAAAATTAGATATGTTGATAATCATACTAATCATATGTTTATACGTATAGATCAAGCAGAGCCAACAAATAGAATTGATCTAACTACTTTAGATCTAAATTATAATATTATAATTATATCTGACTATAATAAGGGATTCTTAACTGAAGAAGATATAGAATGGATTACCAAGCATCATGATTGTGTTTTCATTGATACAAAAAAACATTTAGGTTCATGGATAAATTTAGCGAAATATATTAAGATTAATAATATAGAATATTCTTTCTCAAAAAATGTTATTACAGAACAGTTAAATACGAAAATTATTCAAACACAAGGTAAGAGAGGATGTACGTTTAATGGTAAACAGTATACTGTTGATCCAGTATCTGTAGTTGATGTAGCTGGTGCTGGTGATACATTCTTAGCAGGTCTAGCAACAAAATATTTAATCAATAATAATAATATTGATGAAGCAATTATTTTTGCAAACTTATGCGCATCAAGAGTTGTACAAGAGAGAGGAGTAACAACTATAACGATATGAGTGTTGTAGTTAATTTTAACGAATGGGGTAGAATGGGCAATCGTATGTTTCAGTATGCTTTTGGTTATATTTTAGCAGCAAAAAAAAGTGTTAATTTATATCATGACGGATTACCTAATTTTAATATACAGCCAAATCCATATACAGGTAAACTTGTCAATTATATTAATACAGGTAAATATGGACATAATAAGGTAGATTATAAAGAATTAATTAATACATCTAATATTGTTGTAGTTGATTCTTATTTACAAAAAAGCTTATATTATGAACCACATCGTGAAACGTTGTTACATCAATTTAATATAAAGCAACACGAAAGTATTAATAAAGATAAATTAGTTCTACATATCAGAGAAACAGACTATTTACAAATAAACTGTTTTCTCGGTTACGATTTTTATAAACGTGTTATTAAAGAGTCTGGTTATACAAATATTGTAATAGTTACAGATAATTCAACTAGTGAAACTGTGCAGAAACTTCTTGCAGAGGGTTGTAAATTAAATACAGAAGGTATTGTAAATACTTTTAATGTTAATAGTGATGATCGAGCAATGATAGATTTTAATACACTGTTATATAGTGAGAATATAGCGATATCACAATCCTCATATTCATGGTGGGCAAGCTTCCTTGGAAATCATAAAAACATATATATGCCTTATTGTGAAGGTATGTGGAAATTGAATCCATTAGAAGATGATATTAATTTATATCTTAATAGTAGTAATATAATAAAAATATCCTAATATATAATATGAGAAATATTATATATCAACCATGGGGAGGATTAGGAGATAATCTAGCTCACTCTTGTATACCAAAATTATGCTTTGATAATAATATAAAGTGTTACCTATCAAAGCATAATGCTTTTAGAAATCAACAAATTCACGATTTTGTGTGGGGATATAATCCTTATGTAGAGGTAGAAAAAAAAGACTCTATAGATCTAACTTGGATGGAAGAAGGTAGTAAATATAATGTTAAGGGTTTAAATCACTTCGAAGTTATACAGCAAGCTTATGGTTTTAATCCTGTATCTCATTACCCGTATATCTACTATAATCCTATTGACGACAAAAGAGTAACCGGTAAAACAATAATTGATCTTACTTCACACAGTATTAGTAACGATTATAATACAGCAAATGTTTTAAAGGTTATTAAAAATTTACAGATTGACGACACAACTCTAGTTATTAAACATACTAATTTAAATTATGGTAAAACATACAGTTTTGAAGATAGATATAATCAAATAACTATTAATAGTTTAGAAGAATACTCTAATATTATTGCTTCTGCAGCAAGGTTTATAACCTTACATTCTGGACAATCAATTTTAGCTTCAACTATTAAAAATAAATGTAATAATAATTTGCACATTGATGTATTAACTGTTACAAGATATTTACCTGAAAATAACCCTGGTGGCTATTTTTTTAAAAATGCTCAATATTATAACTGCGAATAACATGAAAACAAACTTTATACTTTATCACAGAGGACCTATACCTGAATATTTTGAAGATTGTATAGCTCAAATAATAAAAACCCAAACTAATTATAACCTATATACTATAACAGATGCTATAGTTAATTATAATCATGAATGTCTAATAAAAATTAATTTAAAAGATATAATACCGCAAGAACTATGTAATTTACATTTTTATGCTAACGATCCTAACCCGTTATGGAGAACATCGTTTGAGAGATTTTTTTATATTAAGAACCTAGTGATGATTTTAAAGCTACAAAATATAATACACTTTGATAACGATGTATTATTATATAAAAATGTAAGCGATATTATTAATATACTAGATATTAATATACCACATATAGGATTACCTCCGCATAAAGTTAATGAGTTAGTATGCGGCTTTATGTATATTAAAAATATAAATTCTCTACAAATGCTCTGTAGTAACTTAATAAAGTTAGCTAATAAAGGTGTCGCTGTACTTGAGCATGAATTTAGTACAATGCCACATGAAATGAGATTATTAGGATATATACAAGCGAACTGCGGTAATTTAATAACACTATTACCTGTTCTACCTGTAGATCCTTGGAATAGTATGCTTGATAAACTACAATGCGTTTTTGACCCAAGTTCGTACGGACAATATATCGGAGGCACTCATTCTGCAAACGGCGCAGATAAATTAATTTATAATCCTTTAAATTGTTATAGAATAATAGACCCGCTTATTAGAGATAATATAATAACACCTTACTTTGATAGTGTCAGTAAGCAGCCTTTTGTAACATATATGGGTCAAAATATACCTATTTTTAATCTTCACATACATAGCAAACATCTTAAAAATTATGTCTAATATTATAAGTGGAGAAAGATTCCAGCAAATATGCGATGTTGGCGTTTATTTAGAGCGAAGCTGTATAATAAATAATCAAATTAAATCTTTATATCAAAATATTTTATGTATTAAAGATATTGATGAAATATCTAACTATAAAAAAATATTTATTTATTCACATGACGTGCACGCTTTTATGGATAAGTTTATTAATAATTTATCTAACGATACAATAATAATAACACATAATTCAGACGTAGGTATTGATAATTCTTATGCTTCGTATCTGGAATCTTCTAGGATTAAAAAATGGTATTGTCAAAATAGATATATTGCTCATGATAAACTAAGCTCTATACCAATTGGTATAGGAAACAGTCAATGGGCGCATGGTAACCAATCACTATTAAAAAATATTAGAGATAATAATTATATAAAAGATAATATTGTATATAAAAATTTCGATATTAATACTAATTATAGCGCACGCAATATATGCCAACAAATAACACACCGAAACGGCATACCATTCAATAATAATACAGATATTCCTACTTATTGGTCAAGTTTAGCACGTAGCTGTTTTGTTATATCTCCGCCGGGTAATGGAGTCGATTGTCATAGAATATGGGAAGCGCTTTTTTTAAAGTGTGTTCCAGTTGTATTATATCATGAGTGTTTTTCAGAATTTAAAAATTTGCCTATATTGTTCGTGGATTCGTGGGAGGATGTAACTTTAGATTTTTTAAAAAACAACATAAGTAAATATGCTGAAATGTTTAATAGTGATATACCTCAATTAACAACTGAGTACTGGATTAAAAAAATAAACATATAATATATGAATCAAATAAAAAATAAAACATTTGACAATCGAGCCTGGAGACAGTCAAAATAAAAGTGTATTAATCTATAGTAATTTTAGCCTGCATCAGTAAATATGAAAGCAATATAACTTAATAATAATGAAAGCAATTAACCATCGTGAAATACAAGAACTTTATAATAAGTTTATAACAGTAAACTATACAGAAGAATATAGAGAACGTTATAGAGATTTACCTATACATAAAAATAATAAAACGTGGAAGTGGGAAGGTAAAGATTTTCCACGCGTTATATCACTTCTAGAGTTTGAGACATATATCTTAAAATATAATTTTGATATTGAAAATTTATTAATATTTAACGGACCTGCCGACCCTGAGATAGAGTATCTAGAAGGTAGGATTAAAAATATAGATAACATAAATTATGAAGATGATACTATAAACAACGACTTACACTCACTTAATCTACCAAAAAAAGATTATGATTTTGTATGCTTGCATCAAACGCTTGAACATGTTTATAATCCATATCAATGCCTAGGGAATATTATGGATCATATGAAATCGGGAGGATATTTATATATTAACGTACCGGCATGTAATGTACCTCACAGCGAACCATATCACTATTATACCGGTTATACACCTATGGGATTGACAGCAATAGCTTATCAATTAGATTTTGAAATATTAGAGGTAGGTCAGTGGGGAAATCTTGATTATCATATAAAATTATGGACGAGAAATCCTGGTTGGAGTGATTACACTCAATTAAATAACCCTGGACTTAATCAAATTGAAAATCCTATAATTACATGGATTCTTTTAAGAAAAAAATAATATGACTGGTATATTATGTCAAGATGATATCAATGTTGTTGGGCACAGTCTATTTAAAAACTATAAATTAGCTCTTAGTAACTATTTTCAATCTGTACTACAACCTATTAATAGTATAGAAGATCTAAACAATTTAGATCTTTTAATAATCGTTGATGAGCACTATATACCACATAAACAAGTATGGCAAAACGATGAATTTATTAATGTAATAAATAAGTTAAATATTAAGGTACTGATATTTAATTTTGAGAAAATATTCAATAGTCAGTTTCCATGGAATATTAGTGTTCAGCATTGTGTAGAAAAAATTAATAGGAGATTGCAGATAGTATCTGATGTAAAGGACGCAAAAATATTAAACACATCTATTATTAACAAGCAGTTTTTATCCCGTGATACAATCCTAGAAGAACCTATCGATAATAAAATCGATGAGATACTTTTTGTAGGTCAGATAAACGAATACTATCCTACACGTAGAGAAATACTTAACGGTATTCAACAGATTAACAGTAAAGTAAGAGTTATACAGTCTGATCGTAGATACAATTATAATGAGTATTTAAACCTAATAAATCAGTCAAAATATATATTAAACCCTTTAGGTACAGGTGAGTTTATTAATTTAAGATTTTATGAAGCATTAAATTTAGGCTGCACGGTAATACAACAGTATACCGATGAAATGGAAAAATGGTACCCAGAATTAAATAAGTATAGTGTGTTAAAGTTTAAAACTGTAGATGACTTTAAAACATTAGACTTTAACAAACCTACACCTCATAAGGAATTATTTCTAGAAGATTATTTTGAAGAAATAAACTTTATAAATATTATAGAGCATATATAATATATATTATGCAACAACATACTAAGCTTGATATCTTTAAGGATATGCCATTTAATGAAATTTATTACAATGTTCCGTCGGCTTGGGGTGGTGCATGTGGCTCGGAAATTCCACGGCCTCAACCTTCTGACTTTATAAGTGATTATTTTAAAGATAAGCTAGATGGTTTTTTTGTAGATGTAGGAGCAAGCGACGGTATTATATGGAATAATTCATTAAATTTAGAAATTAACAATAAATGGAAAGGTATATGCATTGAACCTCACCCTGAAATTTTTAAACTATTGATAAGTAATACAAAAGGCATACAACGAACTGCTGAATGTTTAAATGTCGCTATTTCTGCAGAAGAAAAAGTATCTGATTTTCAGATGTTTATCGGAGAATGGGACTCACATATGCTTAGTGGAATTATTGATAATTATGATAATAGACAAAAAGATAGAAACGACTTTAAACGAAATAGTCCCAATTCACAAATTATAAAGGTTCAGTGTCTACCATTACAAAAAATATTTGACGAGAGAAATATTACACACGTTGATTATCTTTCAATTGATACAGAAGGCTCAGAACTAGAGGTCTTACGAAGTATAGATTTTAATAAGACAAATTTTGAACTCATTAGTGTTGAAATAAATTATGAAGCAGATGAAATTAATTCATTTTTATTAGCTAATGGATATGTTACCTTTAAAGATAAGGTATGTTGTGATCAGTTTTACATTAAAATTCCTTGAAGATTACTTTATGGAAATCAATTTGATATAATAATGAAATTTGAACACTATATATTTGACCTTGACGGGACGATAGTCTCGACAAAGAAAATACATCAAAAATCATTCAACCAAGCTTTAGTGTCTTTAAATCATAAGATAATTGACGATAACGATTTACCGTTATATGAAGCCCTTCCCTCTACAGAGAAGATAAAAGTATATAATAAGCTTAATAATACTAATATAGATTTAGAAGAATTTATACCGATCAAAAGCAAGTTTTGCGAGGAAAGTATAGAGAATTCAAACGATATATATAGTGATGATATCTTTAATATTTTAAAAAATTTAAAGCAGCAGGCAAAGACAATATCTATATGCTCTAATAGCACAGAAAAAACAATTAAAACGATTATTAAAAAGATGCATATCGAATCTTATATAGATAGCTTTTATCATAACAAAAGCTGTGCGCCAAAGCCATTACCTGATATGTATAGATTGGCAGTCAGCGAGTCTAAAATTGACTCCATTAAATCTATAATATTTGAGGATAGTGAAGTAGGTATGAAGTCAGCTCTCACGAGCTTTAAAGATGTAACAGTTGTAAGAGTTGCTAACCCTTACAACTTAAAATTATTTTTTTAATTTATGAATATTATTATTCCAATGGCTGGTAATGGTCAGAGATTTGTTGATGCTGGGTACGATCTACCAAAGCCGATGGTAGATGTATTAGGAAAGCCTATGATCTTACGTGTGCTAGAGAATTTAGATATCGATGGTAAATACCATTTTATTGTAAGAAAGGAACACCAAGAGAAATATCAAATATGCGACTTACTAAGATCATTAATACCAGATTGTGAAATAATACAACTTAGTGAATTAACAGAAGGTGCTACATCTTCTGCACTAAAAGCATTTACTGATAAAATAGACTTGGAAGATGAGTTAATTGTAACAAACTGTGACCAAATATTTATTTGGAATAAGCAGCTATTTTTTAACGTAGCAGATGATAGTGACGGTACCTTATTATGTCATCGCGATAGTGACAGTAAGTGGAGTTATTGTATAGGTCAAGTAAATAGTAGTAATTATATGAATGTATCTTATGTTGTTGAGAAACCTAATATAATACCTGAGTACTCATACGCAAACGTTGGTTTATATCACTGGAAATTAACAAAAAGATTTTATAATGATGCCTTACGAATGATAAAAGAAGGTAATAAGACAAAGAATGAGTATTATATTTCCCCTCTTTACAATTACCTATGTGATGAAGGTAAGGTAGTAAAATCAGTGCTTTGTACTGAAATGTATGGTATTGGAACCCCTGAAGATTTAAAAAACTATGAATGTAAGTTTAATTTGGATAACTAGAGTTAGCGAGTTAGAGGATGAATTTCTACAAGAGTATATTAATACTTTTGATGGTATTGATGTAGAAAAAATAATTGTAGGTCATACAAATATTGCTGACAAACAATTTAAATATATACCATTTTATGAACGTGGCATAGATGCTCTAGGGCTTATTTGTCACAAGAAGAATATAGGAGTATTAGCAGCAACAAATGACATCTGTGTAGTAATGCATGCAGATATTACCCCTACTAAAGAAACTTTGTTAAACTATAATTGGAGTAATATAAAGAGTAACGACATAGTGTGCCCTACTGCGGTAAATAAGCAGGGAGATATAGGACACACTTGGTGTACACGTACATCATGGAGCTCAAAATCTCCACATGAACCATACGATACAAGTACCTATATAAGTGGAGCGTGCTTAATAGGTCATAAAAAAACTCTCTTAGAGAATACCTGGAACCAAAACTTAATACACAGTGAAGGTGAAGATGTAGAGATGTCTGACAGACTACACTCTAAAGGAATGAATATCTATTGTGACCCTTCTCTACTCTTTAACATAAAATTTCGCCAATGAAACAAACTATATTTGATGTCGGTGCCAATACAGGCTCATCATGTCACCACTACTCTCTAAACGGAGATATCGTATATGCATTTGAACCTACACCTTACTTGCTAGATACATATCTACTACCAAAGCAATCAGCCAACTATATAGTAGTTCCTAAGGCAGTCTCATATTTTGATGGTGAAGCAACATTTAATATTGCAGGTCACCAGGATTGGGGGTGTAGCTCTCTCAACACGTTTAGCGATAATCTGAATCAAACATGGGGTTGGAGAACTGATTTGTTTGTTACAAATAAGATTCAAGTTAAGGTTATAAAATTAAAGAGCTTTATTCAAGAGCATGACATTAAACAGATAGATATCCTACACATTGATACACAAGGTAGTGACCTAGACGTGTTAAAGGGTCTTGAAGATCAGATATCCATTGTACAGTCAGGCGTTATTGAAGTGCCATCAGAGGTTCATCTAAAGCTTTATAAAGAGCAACCATCAAAAGAGGAATCTATTGAGTTCTTAAATTCAAACGGGTTCAAAATAAAGTCGATGGAATATCAGGGGAATGAATACAATATCTATTTTCATAGATAAAATATTTGTAATTTAGACTTGAAAAGTACAGTAAGTGATGTATAATCATCTTATGATTATTGAGCATCCCATATATGAAGGCAGTTTAATTAAGGAGAGGTTCGCGTATCGCTTCTTCAACAAGCAAGTTTCTCCAGCTGGTAACATTGTTGCATTTAGAGCTCCAATGTATGTTATCGAAGGTCTTATCGACCTAGAAGACTCTCTTAGTAAAGACTATATCTTTAGTGATGATGCTATTAACTTCTGCTGGGAGATTCCTAACTTGTGCCCTCTTGGCGCCGTTGCATTCCAGCGGTGGTTTAATGTAAATATTGCATTTACTTTATCTAAGCTTACCGGTCTTAAGATTGGTGTAGATGGTGATGACCTTATGGTAGATGAGAAGTTTACTGGTTCAGATCGAGTAGAACGTGATCAAGGTAAAGCTAGTGTATCAATTACTTACTCTAAGAATAATGTAGCTATTGGTCATACCGGTATTAATATTAAGGCTGGTAGTAAGGCTCCTGGATTTGCTTATTCTACTAATCTTACTGATGGTGAAGCAAAGATCTTTATGGAGACGATATGTAATATCTTTAATAATGAAGTAAAAGATATTTGTATTGCTGCTAGTAAAGTAATTGTATGAATATATTCGATTTATTTAAAGAGTTATTCTTTAAGATGAAATCGATAGACTGTCGTAATAGTGAAGGCATGCAATTGTTCATACCTTTTATGATTAATCGATGGTTATCGTTTTATAGTAAAGCTCAGACTCTATTTGTAAATGAGACTCTTAACAAGTACTCTAATGTTATCGATGACAAAATGCAGATGTACAGTATGTACTATAACTTAATTCCAAAAATGCATTTTAAGAAGATACCATATGTAAAGAAAGTAAAAGACAATCCAGAAGAGGAAATAGAGCATCTATCACTAATTGCATCCAACCTAAACATCTCTACGAGAGAGATTAAACAGAACATCGAAATATATAACAACCTTAAAGCACGAACATTATGAAACATAACATGGATCTTTTAACACCTGTTGGTAAATAGCCGTATGCCTCTAGACATTGACTTACTACCGACTACTCGTAGTCTTATTGACCTATCTTCTCATTCCTCTGGAGATTTCGGATTAGATGATTATGAATTATCCTTTATCCTAGATGATATTATGCTTGTTGAATATGTAGATATTTCTTCAGACGGTGATAGCATTACTCGTAACGGTCTTTTTGTACCAACCAACGCCCTTACAAAAGCTTGGCGTAAAGCTCGAGTTATTCTCACAGGTCCTAACGTCAAGCATGCTAAGAAAGGTGATATTGTAGTCTTTCCAAACAATTTAGGTGTCACTGTTTCTAATATGGACATCGAAGGTCATGGTAAGATCAAGAAAGGTATATTTTTAAACGAAAGTAGAATTTTTGGTATCTGTAAAGAAAAAAATGAAAGTACAAAGACAATCTCTTGATAATATTCTATTATCAAACGTATGTGAAATTAGATTTCTACGTAAAATCCCAGTAACTGGTAAAGCTCTTACGCGTAGAATGTGGTGCACAAAAAGTTACGATTTACTTACCTCAACTAACGGTAAGGTTTCGTTAAACTATAGAGCCCCAACTAACCCTAAAAAGGTAAACGAAACAAATGATAACATCCTTGTCGTATGGGATGTATTCATGCAAGACTATAGAGCTATTAGTATGTTAGAGTGTGAGCTAATTCAGCAAATTCCTGCTGACGAATCATTCTGGCAATTCTTTAATGATAATCTATATAATATGACTGCAGAACAAAAAGCAGCGTTTATGAATTCATGAAATTAGATCAATATAGCGACTGTTTTAAATATCTCCTACTAAGAGATGTCTGTATCAAGATTAATAATAAAATTATTAGGACTGGTAAAATTAAAAACTTCGCTATAAAGCAGTTTTATATAAAGCTGTTTATTGAGAATCATAAAGGTCATATTAGACTACTTGAGCTACCATATCCATTCGGTATATCTAAAGTAGATGAGATAACATCACTCGATTATAACATAGATACATTCTGTGGAAATAATAAGGATCTTAAGTGTAAGTTAAAATTTCTGAGTAAGAAAAATGTTAGTAAGTTCTATGATACAGTGGTAGATATAACTGTAATGTAACGAACTACCTTATAATAATTATTATGTCACAAAGCTTATTACAGAGCTTCCCAGCTCCGTATACTCCTAACTCTGCGCAAGTTAAATTACTAAATAAAATTGAAGAGGCTTTTAACGATGGTTACAAATTTGTAGTTTGTTGTGCTCCGACTGGTTCGGGTAAGTCATTTATCTCAAAGACTATTAGTAATAGTTCGAGAGAGCCATAAGGAATTTGTAAACCATATTACTAGCTATTCAGCATTCAAGCATAACTATGGCGGTGGATACGCTAGTGCTGAAGAGTGTGAAGAGCAGCCTGCATTCGGAGCCTTTGCGTTAACTATTACTAAGACTCTACAAGATCAATACAAGAGTATGTTTGAGGATACTGCAGTATTGAAAGGTAAGTCTAACTATCAGTGTGCAATTGATGATAGCTATAATGTAGATATGGCTCCTTGTACTTTACTAAAGTCTATTAAAGAGGACTGTTGGTCAAAGAATAAGTGTCCTTACTATAATGCTAGAAATCAATCGCTGATTGCTAGCTTTGCTACGCTGAACTATAATATGTTCTTCTCTCTACCTAATCATGTTAAGAAGCGTGAATACATAGTATGTGATGAAGCATCTGAGTTAGAAGATCAGCTAGTAAAGCAATTTACTTGTACTGTTAACTTCGATACTCTTAAGAAGAGTGAAATCAATATTTCACCGTTTGATAGCTCTAATTATGGTAAAGCATTAAAGTGGGTATCGTTAATGTCAGTGAGAATTAGTGAGCGTATCGAAGAAGTAAAGGATATCGTAACTAAGGGATCAAAAGGTATAAAGTCTCTCAGTAAGAACTTTATTGATGCGCGCAAGGCTGAGATGATCTCGTTAAGAGCACTGCAGACTAAGCTTAGTATTCTTGAAGAGACTTGGAATGACTGCGAGTATATTTTTGAGAATGACTTTAAGTCTGTAACCTTTGTACCTCTCAAGGTTAATAAGCTTTCGAGGTTTCTGTTTAACTTTGGTGAGAAGATAGTGCTAATGTCAGCTACTATTATCGATCATAAGAATTACTGTAAGTCTCTAGGTATCGACCATTATAAGTACATTGAAGTAGAGTCTTCGTTTGATCCTGGTAATGCTCCTATCTATGTTCAGACTAAGGTTAAGCTAAGTTATAGTAATCTTAATCAGAACCTACCTAAGATTAAGAAGCAGATTATGGAGATCTGTAACTTTCATAAAAATGAAAAAGGATTGATTCATACCCATACTAACACCATAACTACTTACTTAAATAGAAATATAAATGAAAAGCGATTCCTATTTCGAGAACCTGGGGTTAATAACGAAAATATCTTGCAGCAGCATGTTGACACAACAGATCCAACAGTATTGGTATCACCTTCAATGGGCTATGGGGTTGATCTCAAAGATGATCTAGCTCGATTTCAGATTATTATTAAGGCACCTTACTTGCCTATGAATGATAATCGAATCAAGAAGATAATGAAGATTGATCCTGACTGGTATGTAAATAAGATGCTAAGTTCTTTGATTCAGTCGTGTGGTAGAGCTGTAAGATCGAAGAAGGATCATTGCATTACCTATATCTTAGATGGTGCTATTATTGAGAGTGTTATAAATAACAAGAATAAACTACCCAAGTACTTTTTAGATAGATTTGTTTGATTAAGTATTCTACACAGGTAGAATATGAAAGACTATACATATTTCTTTGAAATAAAAAACTTATTAACTCAATTTGTAGCAGCTTTCGACGATGTTACTATCAAAAGATATAATAAGGATCGGATACCTGAGGAGGTAATAGATGTTAGATACGTACTCGCTCCTAAACAGCGAGTAATGTACGATATAGTTAATAAAGCGCAGAACCTAAC